CTCTGGTCAAGAATAGAACAGTGTCGTGCTGATCGGCAACGCACTTGGCATAGGCAGCCTCCAGCGTCAGTAGAGGCGCGATCCAGCGATCGCCCGGGTTCGAGTCGGACCCTTCCTCGGTATCGACCAGGTAGATGTTGCTATCCGGTCCCGCAGGAATGCCCTGCAGGGCCAGATATTCCTTGATTTGTTTCGGAAAGAGACCCATCGGTTACCTCCTCAAACGAACGCCTATCCCCGATCAGGATTGGGCTAGGCAGTGAGAATGGCGAACGGGCAGCGGGTCGCCGCCACCTGGTTCATCCGGTTGATCGGATTGGGCAGCGCGAATCCGCAGCGCATCACCGCGCGCAAGGCCACCATGTCCTGTTGTGCGAGGTTATAGATGATGCTGCCCGTCGCATCCTGGATCACGGCCTCGGTGAGCACCTTGTAGGTGATGTCCTGCCGCATCGCCCAGACGAGCTGGGTAAAGTCGCCGCTGAGCATCCAGAACTGGGCCGCGTCGATGGACCCGTTGCGCGGGAACAGGATCGGCTCGCCGTCCAGCTCGTAGCGGTTGGCGTCCTGCATCGAGCGGGTAAAGATCGGCATCCCGTCCGTGCTGCGCACGTTGCGTAGTTTGCCGCGCATCGACATGTGCGCCACGTGTCCCGAGGCCATGAACCCATCGGCCTCGATCAGCATCAGCACACCGTCATTGCCCGCCGCGTCCTCGCCCAGGATCGCCTCGTACAGATCCGCGTACCCGGCCGCGCTGGGGTTGTGCGTTGCCGCGATGCAAACCGCGTCCAGTCCCGCTGCGCCCAGGTTCGTGGTCCACGTCGCCGGGATATTCGTGCCGTGGAACACGGCGCCATCGATGCACGCGCCGAACGCCTCGACCAGGTCGGGCTGCACTTCGGCCCAGATGTCGTAATCGGCATCATCTAGTACACTCTCCGGGATCGGCACGATGGCCGCGATCTCTTCGGCGTCGATGTACTTGTTCTCCCAGTTCACCTCGCTGGTCTGCTTGAGACCGACATCGCCGGTCACGAAATAGGCGGTGGCCAGGGCGCTCATCACCGGCAGTCGCTTCTGCGCCCGGCTCATATCCTGCAGCCTGCGTCCCAGGCGCATGGCCGCGCTTTCCTCGCCCACTGCTTTCAGGATCTCGCGGCTGGCCTCTTCTGGAATGAGCGCTGCCGCGTCGGTTCGTGAGATCAAGCTGTTGTAAGGCATTTCTGTACCTCCAAAGATTCGTAGCGCCGCTCTGGCGGCTCGTGTTTTATCCGCGCCCCGCTGCCCGGCGGATGAATGCGTTCATTCCCGCGCCCTTCGGCGGAGCATCCGTCCCTGCCCCCGCGTTGCCCTGCGGCGGTGGGGCCTTTGTGAATAGCTCCGGGAATTGCTGTCTCAGCGCTTCCCAGCTCACCCGCCCGCGCTGGTCGATGGCGCCGATCTCCTGCGCCGCGATCCACGCCAGCCGGGTATTGCTGCATCCGATCTCCGGCTTTGCAGCATCTTCCAGAAAGTCGGCCCGCGCATTCGCTGCCTCGAGCTGCGCCGTCGCCTGCTCGAGCTGCGTGCGGATCTGGCTGCCCGCCTCCAGGTTTTTCGTCGCATCCTTGAGTTGCCTGGCCAGGGTATCCCGCTGCCCTCGCTCGCTCTGCAGCGCACTCCGCAGTCCCTGCGTATGCGTCTCGTACAGCGCGCGCTGTTCTTCCGGCAATGTTGCCAGCACCTGCTCCCAGGTCGGCGTCCCGCCATCCTGATTGCCCTGGTTGCCCTGGTTGCCCTGGTTGCCTTGATCGCCCTGCTGATTGCCCTGGTTGTCTTGATTGCCCTGCTGATCATTCGTTTTCGGTGGCATCTCGCCCTCCCTGCGGCTCTCGCCGCTCGCTATACGCGGCGCATCTCGCGCCTATGCGACCAATTGACCCAACGGCGTGGGCGTGATCCCTGCACCCCACACCCGATCGTCTGTATGCGTGACGAGGTTCCCGAACGCGAACCGCCGTTCCTGCCAGGCCTCGTATCGCCCATTTCCCAGGATGCTGCGCTGTATCGCTTCATCCTGCCCGGTGAACCACTGCTCGCCCGCCGTCCATCGCACCTCAGGCATCCCCCTGACCACCGGCACGCCCGCGCACCGGCCCTGGGGGTGATCGCTGATGATCGCGTGTATCCCATACAGCGTTCCCTCGTCCGCCAGGCACGCTCCACACACGTCCCCATCGTGCGTGGCCAGGCGCTTTTGCCCTTCGACGACGCCGCTCGCTTCGTACTGCGAGCGCGACATCTCGCGGTAGGGCCGCAGCCCTTCCGTCCGGGCGATGACCAGCGCCTTGTTCAGCCCGCCGGCCAAATCGTCGCGCATCGCCCGCGCGACCTTGTAGGGGTTCTGTCCCAGCGCCGTGCCATCGACCAGCGTCTGTGTCAGCCGCTCCCACACTCCGGCCAGCTCGACGCCATCCCCATCGCGGATCATCCGTTGCCGCAGCAGGTCGCCCAGGGGCTGCCCATCCCCGGCGATCCCGACCACGTTCTGTACCGCGTCGATCGGCAGCCGGTCGAAATACGCGCCGATTCGTCCGCCTTCCCGATACGCGAGCTGGATCGCCTGTGTTGCATGGTCGATACCCAATGTCCCGCTGCCCTCCTGGTACCGCTCCAACGTCCCGTCCGCGTACTGCACGTATCCCTCGAACTCGGCGCGGATCTGGGCGCGCAGCCGCCTGGCCCGCTCCAGCCGGTACAGCGCCGCCTGGGAGATCGTCTCGCCGGACTCTCTCCGCCGCGCGAACTCGTCGGCCAGCGCCGCGATCTGTGCGTCCAGCGCATCCTCGATCTGCAGCCAGCGCCGCGCCATCTCGCGCATCTGGCTGTCTTCGCGCGCGATCAGGCCCGTCTTGAATTCGCGCATCGCCACCACGACTGCCGGATCAGGCACGATTCCCCCCCGCCGCCTCGCGGATCGCGCCCGTCATCGCCGACTCAAACCGCCCCTTCTGCTTTTTGCAGTGCGCCCGCGCATCCGCTTCCGGCCAATCGTCCACCGGATAGCGAAACGCCTGCGTCGTGGTCGTGCTCTCGCCCTTCAGTTTGCCGATGATGATCGCCAGCTTGCCCTGCACGATGCGGCGAAAGCTCTTTGGTTGAAATGTGCCGGGTTCCAAAATCCGGCACGAATGCTCTCCAGGATAGGGCATCGTTCCTCTTATGGTTGATCCATCCCTCGTCGCGCCTGGTCCAGGTACGCCTGGGCCAGGTTCGGCTCCCGCAGCCGTTCATCCCGCCGGTCCTTTTCCATCTGCTCGAGGTAGAACTCGCTCCGGCCCTCGTCACGCAGGGTCGTGGCCAGTGGGATGCCGGCGCGCCCGTTGATCTCGCGGATCTCTGCCTGCGTGCGCGGCTGCACCGTTTCCGGCCGGTCGAAGAGCGGCGTGATGGCCAGCGGGTCGACCTCGATTCCCTGCAGGCGCAGCATAAACGTCGCCACCTGCCGCCAGGTAGGTACGAATCGCTCGATGTACCGGTTGCACTTTTTGATCAGTGGGGCTTCCAGGGCCATCAGCGCCTCGCCGCTCACCTCGTGCGAGGGCAGCTTGACAAAGTAATGTTTCGGCGTCCGGCTGATGATCCCGATCGCCGCTGCCAGCCGTTCCATCGGCTCGTAGAAATTGGCGAGGTCTGTCGCGTTGAATTCCCCGGCCTGGGTATCCTGTGTCACGCCATCTCCCGCCGGCAGGTCCCAGATCTGGTTCGGCGCATTTTTGAGCTGGCTGGTATCCGAGTTCGAGATCACGTATCGCTGTTTCATTGCGCCGAACTCGGCCGCGATCATCATATCGGCCAGCAGCTTATTGACCGCGTTCTGCAGTTCTCGCACGCTCTGCGTGATCTCGCCCACGATCCTGCGGCGATTGAGCCGCAGGTGAAACACGGGCACCACGCCATATGGATTTTTCGCCTGGCCTGTTAGCTTGAATTTGCTCGCCGATTCGGGCATCGGGGCCGATTGCGCCTCGTAATACTCCAGACGATCGGGATAGTAGAGCGTCATCCGCCACAGCTTTTTGTCCGCCTGCCACCACTTGGCAGCCCATCTTTTGATGCGGGGTCTCGCCGGATCGTATTGTACGTGGCACATCCGGGAGTCATTGTAATAGGCATCCAGGTTCTGTTCCCCGTCCGCATCCGGCCAGACGATGACGTATCCCTCTCCGGTCACCAGCGCGCCCAGATGTGCATCGTCCGAATCCAGGCTCATCTCTGTGCGATCCCATAATGTATTGAGCACCGCTGTGGCCTGTGCATTCCCCTGGACGATAAATCGTTTCAGATCCAGGCGATCTATCACGCTGTCCACTACCACTGCGCACCAGTTTTCCGAAAATCGCGCGTCGATGTCACGGAACAGCTCCTGCAGGCGCTTGGCGGAATAGATCAGCGGCTGGTCACCATCGTAATAATCCCACAGGATATTGTAATTGTTCGTTTTCGTTTTGAGCGCGTGGTGCGCCATTTCCAGATCTGTTGTCATCATCCCTCGTGGCTGGTCGCCTTTCGCCGTTCGATCTTGTGCCTGCAGGCCAGCAGGGCCAGCATCATCGCCGTCGCCCGATCGTCGTATTCCCCTTCCGGCGCGCGCAGCGTCGAGCCCTCGATCGCGGCGATCTGCAGGTAGGTCATCTCGCTGTGCACCATCGTTCGCCCATCGCGGAATAGCTCTGCCCCGTTGTCGTAGAGCAGCGCCTTACCACGGGTATTATCCAGCCATCCTGGCTTGCGATCCTCTCCCAATAAGATCCGCAGCGGCGAGTTATCCTTGAGCCAGAGGAGCACTGCGTGCCCGTGGTTGTTGCGCTCGACCATGATCGGCGCATTGTTGTACCACTGCGCCAGTCGGTGGGCATGAAACGCCGTCGTGCCGGG